GGATTCCTAGTAAAGAACACATGGATCCACAACGACAAATACCTAACTGATAGAGCAAATAATGGATAATAAAACAAAAGAAGTAATGGACATCCTACAAGAGGAATGTGCAGAAGTAATTCAAGCGGTGAGCAAGATTAGTCGATTTGGCATTGACAACTTCAAGCCAGGCAAACCAAAAACTAATCGAGAGCACCTTGAAGAAGAATTAGGCGATATGCTGGCAATGATTGACATCATGTTAGAAAAGAATGTAATATCGTTAGAACACTTAGAAGTTGCTAAAGCTGCTAAGATTGAAAAACTAAAACAATGGTCGACTATATATGAGCAAAATTAAAGTAAGTGAATTATTTTATTCAATTCAAGGTGAAGGACGCTACATGGGCGTCCCGTCTGTATTTCTACGTACATATGGCTGCAATTTTACCTGTCAAGGATTTGGTATGCCGCGTGGCGTACTAAGTACAGAAGCAGATAATGTTGCAAAGAACATAGAATTGTATAAAAATTATAAAGAACTTCCTTTGGTATCTACAGGCTGTGACAGCTATGCCAGTTGGCATCCTGCATTTAAAGAACTAAGCCCAATGGTAGAAACTGAAGGTCTTGCCAAGGCTGTTGTTGATACATTGCCGTTTAAAGAATGGCGAGATGAGCATCTTGTTATTACGGGCGGTGAGCCACTACTAGGTTGGCAACGTGCCTATCCAGATCTCCTAAATCAGCCTTGCATGAAAGATCTTAAAGAAATTACGTTTGAAACTAATGGTACAATGCGTCTAACAAAAGACTTTAAAAGTTATCTAACTGACTGGACATACGGTAGTGAAGAAAGAGAAATTACATTCAGTGTTAGTGCTAAACTACCTTGCAGTGGTGAGCCGTGGGATGATGCTATCAAGCCAGAAGTAGTTTGCGACTATGAGAATTATGGTACGGCTTATCTTAAATTTGTTATTGCTACGGAACAAGACTTTGCCGATGCAGAATGTGCAATTGCCGCATATCGTTCAGCAGGATTCAAAGGGCATGTTTATCTAATGCCTGTGGGTGGGGTAGAAAGTGTCTATGCTCTTAATAATAGAGCAGTTGCAGATATGGCTATGAAAAACGGTCTTCGCTACAGTGATCGTCTGCAGGTGCCGTTGTTTAAAAATGAATGGGGTACTTAATGGAAACAAAAAAACGAACTATTGCTAGAATGATCAGTTATAGAATAACTGCTTGGTCATTTACGATATTTTATACCTGGTTATTTACAGGCAGTATTGCTACAGCAACAGGATTTGCTACATTACTACACATTTTGCTTAGTATTGATTATTATATTCACGAAAGAATTTGGTTAAAAATTAAGTGGGGCACTTAATGGAAACTGCCTTTCGAAGTTTAATCAAAACAATAATATATAGAATATTCATTTTCATTACAACTACAATATTTTTTATATTAACAGGTAGTGATCCTATGAAGGCACTAGGAGAAAGTATTGCACTTAATATATTTTATACTGTTTGCTATTATGTAAATGAGCGTATTTGGAACAAAATAAAGTGGGGGAAGACAAATGAATAAAATTATTAAAAAACTTTTTGGCATTGATAAAATTGAAGAAGAAACAAGAAAAGCTGTTGAAGATGCAGAACGTGCTACGAGAATTGCTAAAGAAGCACACGAGCAAGCTGAACAGGCTAAAGAAGCAGAACGTCTTGCTAAACTAGGACCAAAAGAATTAGCAACTGAAAAAAAAGAGCCATGGGTTGCTGTTCTAGACACACATGTCAACAAAGACAATATCCGCAATGGTTTTTTTGAACTTGACTGGAATGAGTACTTTGTGTTACAATTAAAAGAAGCTGGCTACAAAGGCGATACAGAAGAAGCAGTTGTTGATCAATGGTTCCAAGAACTCTGCAGAGGAGTTGGATCAGAATCAGGTGTTGATATGGATCGTAGAGGCAGTGGATTCATTAACGTAAACAATTTAGGCGACGGTAAGTCGGAAGTATTTTAATGTCAAAAACATATATCCTTGTAGATACCGCAAATACGTTCTTTCGGGCACGTCATGTAGTACGTGGCAGTCTCGAAGACAAAGTAGGTATGAGTATCTCTACTGTACTAAGCAGTGTTCGCAAGGCATGGCGAGACTTCAACGGTAATCACGTTATCTTCTTCTTAGAAGGGAGAAGCTGGCGTAAGGATTTCTACGAACCCTACAAACGTCAACGTACTGAAGCTAGGGCAGCTCAAAGTCCTCGAGAGGCTGAAGAAGATCGAGTTTTTTGGGAAACATTTGATCAGTTTAAAGATTTTGTCACTAACAAGACTAACTGTACCGTCCTACAACATCCACAACTTGAAGCCGACGATCTAATTGCAGGATGGATCCAAAGTCATCCGGAAGACACCCATGTGATCATAAGTACAGACGGAGATTTCGCACAATTGATTGCTCCTAATGTCAAACAATATAACGGAGTAATGCAGATTACAACTACACACGAAGGCTACTTTGACGAAAAGGGCAAGCGTGTTGTTGATAAGAAAACTAATCTGCCTAAGCCCGAGCCGGACCCAACATGGTTGCTTTTTGAGAAATGTATGCGCGGCGATACAAGCGATAACATCTTTAGTGCATATCCAGGCGTCCGTGAAAAGGGCACAAAGAATAAAGTGGGTCTACGTGAAGCATTTGAAGATCGTAATTCCAAAGGCTGGGCGTGGAACAATCTCATGTTGCAAAAGTGGTCAGACCACGAAGGCGCAGAGCATCGTGTGCTAGATGATTATAATCGAAATGTTATACTATGTGATCTTACTGCACAGCCCGATAACATTAAGTCTTTGATTGCAGAAACAATCACAGGCGCAACTACTGCAAACAAGAATATTCCACAAGTCGGTGTACGACTTTTAAAATATTGTGCAGAATACAACTTGCCGAAAATTAGTGAGCAGGTCACTAGCTATGCAGAGCCCTTAAATGCTCGGTACTCGGCGTGAATATCAGCAAGGAATATAATATGAATGTAATTTCAAAAGTATTGGTACCCAATAAAGAATGGATCTTAGAAGACCACGGAAAGAAGATTGGATCAATTGCCAAAGAGAAGAAAGGTTATACTTTTCGTCGAAAGGGTCAAAAATTTGAATTCAAGAGTCTTAAAGAGATTAAAGAAGAGTTAGGCGTTGCAGATTTAGCCAACAGTGTAAAATCTACTCCGATCGATCAAACTGCAATCTACGGGTACCCTACTAGTTCTAAACCGTTTGAACCGGTATACAATGTAAAAAAGAAACTGCCACTGTTTGCTAAGAGTGCAAAAAGTAAAAGTCAATATTGTGCAGGACATTATGTAATTCAGTTTCGAAAAGGGTGGGTTAAGAGTTTTTGCCCTAAGTTAATTACACTAGAACGCTACCCATTTCACGGTCCGTATAAAACTGAAGCTGAAATGAAAGCTATGTTAACTATAGTCAATAAGTTATGAAACAGCTCAATACCCTGCCAATTGAAGACTTTTTAGATAAAACTAGAATTGCTATCAAAAGTAATCAAAAATCAGTCACGTTAACCATAAAAGAAGCTACAGATTTACAAAATAGCCTCAGTATTGTAATGACTAGGCTTGCAGGAGAAACGCCTGTAGCACAGCAGCCGGAAGTTATCCAAGTCAAAATGGACGGTGGTAGATTTTAAAAATTGGTAACGCCGCTAAATATATACGCACTTTTCGGAGACGTATATTATATGAGCAGGCCAAAGCCAAAAGTTTTGTTAGAATTAACCAATAAAAAAAATTATAAAACTGATCAAGTTTTAGAAGCTGATGCCATCTGGGCTGTATTTTATCAAGATAAACCAATTAATCTCAAAACTAGTAGTATAGTTGCACAACAGTTAGGTCCAAAATATAAAAAGGTTAGTTTTTCAAATAGCGGTCATGCATTTAATCTAGCCGAAAAACTTAACAAAACTTTTAATACCTTGGAATTTTCTGTTTATAAACTAACTACCGGTGAAAAAGTAGCCGATGAACCAAAAGACTGAAATTACTCGATTAGTGTTAGAAAGTTGCGGGCTAC